ATACAGAAATTTGTATCATTATCTAATTTAAAACCTCTCTTAAGAAATGATGCTTCAGATATGTGTATATAAGGTCTACTTTCTGCATCTTTGTCGGCCATAGTATATCCAAGACCATATATAGCAAATAGTTTGGATATAGATGTATGATTAAACCACGGACATAGGATATTAACCCCCATAAGATTATCATCACCGTAAGTTACTAAATTAACATTGTCTCTAAAACTTTTACTTTCTCGATTAGGATTTAGTAAGTAATATGCATAACGCATATACAAACTATTAACTAGACCATTAATAATAACTGTTAAAGCATGACCAGAAGGATTGCTCCCAAAAAATTGTATTAAATCACCATTAAAATCAGTCATAGCATAAGCTGTATCAATAGCTATTCCATCTATAACTTTAAGATCTTTATCTGTATAATTGCAAGATGTCTCACAAACATGTTTTAAAATTTCAAAGGCTTTTAGTATGAATTTTGCAGGCATAGTTTTATCAAATTTGCGGTAATCTCCTGCTATAATACGATCTGTACCAAATCTAGTAACATAATCATATAATAATTTCCATTCATGTGATTGTGCAACCATTCCAGGTGCACTTTCAAAAATACTCTTATTATTTTGAATATATCTCACCAGACCTACAGTATACATTCTTGTAACTAGAGTTTGATCCATAGGAGAACTAGAAAAAACCCTTGTCTTTTTTGCTCTCATCTTAGCAAATGATACTGCTTCATCTTTAAGATGTGCAGTATAAATACAATTAGAACGTTTATTATTATGGTAATTTTCAATTATATTAGCACATCGCATTTTGATATTATCATCAATATCAACAGGATCTTGTAAACCATGTTGAGAAGGTATATCAAACATAAAATTCTTTTTTGCGCGTTTCCACGGTGCACCAGCACTAGTATTACGATTAATTTTATCAATATAAGAAACCCCTTCTGCACCATTAATAGCTGTGAATAAATCAACAACACAAACTTCACTTAATTGATCAACATTAGCCCGTAAATCAATATCATCCATAAAAGATTGACCTATGATATTTAACACATCACTGTCAAAATTCTGTAATGGATTAGTAAGATCTTGCAATGCTAAATTCCATGGTTCCCAAGATGTCATTTCCGGTTTACCATACTTAATTTTATATCCATGTGGGGATAAGTGATTAGCCAAAGGTGATATATCAACTGTAGACCGAGGAGCCGATCTAAAATCATTAAATGATCCATATATATCAGCACTACCACTTTCTAAAAAACGAATATTTGCTTTGCGATGTAATTCACCAAGATCTCTTATAAAACCTGGTGCTGATATCTTTGGATCATCTGATTGCATACTACACATACTATTAACTTTAAGAATATCTTCAAAATCTTCTCTAAAGATAGCATGTGAAACTACATTCATAGAACCTTCTTTACCCAAAACATGTATTCCTCCTACAAATTTGCCCATAGGTGTGTTAACAATCATAGGACTTCCACATTCACCATCAATAGTTGACATTGGACACGTAGCCGTCCAAACGTTAGAAATAGTATTTACAATATTATCAACATCAATATACTTATATTCTTTCCGTAACTGAATTTTATGTAAATCTTTGTAGGTTATACAACCATTTTCTTCACGTATAATATATGTACCATTACATATAGTATTAACACGTTTTTTAGGTAATAACTCAAATATGCCTTTTTTGGGACATATGCATGTCAATGTGACAATACATAAATCTCGATCAGGAATACGAATTACATCACTTTCGGATAATTTAGCAGTAACATTATTAGTTACACCATTTGTTACAACAGATTGTGTAATGGTAATATAAGAAAATTGATCCAATGGAGGTATATTATGATCATTTGTAATATACATATTACCCCGTAAACATACAGCACGGGCTTTTCTTAAGCCTTTATTTCCAGGTAATGATGTTTTGATGAAAATGCAGTTGCGAGCAACACGTTCATTAAATACTTCTAAATTATCAGATTTATTAGAAG